GGAAACAGTAAGAAGGTGGTGACGTTTCTGTGATATGGAAACCTTGTCAATTACAGATCATTGCAAACCAGACAGAAGATGCTCTCGGAAACATGGTGGGCGGCGATTGGCAGACAGTCAAAGAAACATCCTGCAGGTTTACTCCGTGGACAGATCAGCAGATTGCTATGGACGACCGGGATGTCACGAAGAATGAACAGCGGTTTGCAATCCCGATATCCTACGACAATTTCCCGGACTGTACCCATGCGGTTATCGATGGGGTTCGGCAGAAAATCAAGGAAAAGATTGATTTGACACCGAGATACACTGTCATACAGGTGGAGGTGTACAAGAAATGAGCATCAACATTACATTTTCAGGATTTCAGGAGCTTGAAGCCGAGCTAAATCGGCTGAATTCTGTACGGTTTGATGCGGTCATAAAAAAGCAGACTACTGAGCTGCTGAACAGTGCAAGAGCCGCAGGGGGTACGCCTGTGGATACCGGAGAATTACGGAACAGTTCGAGCGCCGACCTGAATGACGGAGTGATGGGGTATACAGCCTCGTACGGACCGAATGTTGAATTCGGACACAGAACCCGGAACGGCGGTTATGTGGAAGGTCAGCGGTTCTTGCAACGGAATGTTGATACCCAGCGTCCGATCTATAAACAGGATTTGATTAACGCAATCAGAAAGGAGCGCGGATAATGGCATATCAGAAACTATCACCTGTCACGCTCATTGCGGCGGTACAGGAAAAAGTTGAAGCTCTTACAGGGCTGAGATGCTATGACCACGTACCACTGAATGAG